CAACAATGAAACCAATAGAATTAGTAGCAAGAGCAATAAATAATTCAAGCAAGAAGGGAGATAGGGTATTAGATTTATTCGGTGGAAGTGGTAGTACATTAATAGCTTGTGAACAATTAAATAGAATCTGTTATATGATGGAGTTAGATGAAAAATATGTAGACGTAATAGTTGATAGATATATTAGCTTCAAAGAATCAGATGAAGATGTATTTTTAATTAGAGATGGAGCAAAGTATCACTATACAGAGGTGAGCAAAGATGCAGATTGATAAAGAACACTGGAAGATATGTGTGAGGTGTGAGAAGTCTTGGGATGATGATGGTGCTTTGTATTGTGATAAACAAGAGGAGTGCGAGATAATTGAAAGAGATAAACCAATTCATGAAAGAGTTAATTATAAAACACAAGTGGGAACATACTTAAAACAATAAGTAGGTGGTGATATTGCAAAACAAAGTCCATGACAACAAAAAAAATAAATGTGGCGCCAAAACAAGGGCCGGGACACCATGTCAACAGCCGGCTGGGTGGGGAACTGATCATGTAGGGACAGGCAGATGCAAGTTACATGGTGGTAGATCTACAGGTCCAAAGGATAAATCAAAAATACGAGGAAACAAAAACGCAGAGACACACGGGTTCTTTTCTAAGCATCTTCCGGAGGAAGCGTTTGAAATAATACAAGAGATACAAAAAAAGAAACCTATTGATCTACTGTGGGAGAATATTCAGATTCAATATGCAGCAATAATAAGGTCTCAAAAGATAATGCATGTAAAAGATAAAGAAGAAATGATTAAGGAACTAAAGAAAGCAAAAAAATACAATGGAGACAATGCTTCATCATCTGAAATAGAATATGAATTTCAATTTGCTTGGGACAGACAGGCTACTTATTTGAACGCCCAAAGCAGGGCAATGAGTGAATTAAGAAATATGATAAGCAAATACGAAGAGTTGTGCGGGTCTGATATGGTCATGAAGGAACAGAGAGCAAGAATAGAAAAAATAAAAACAGAAACAGAATTAACAGCAGAAAAGACAAAACTTCTCAAAGGTGAGAAAAAGGATCTGTCACTATTAGAAGAGCTCTTCAGGGTGTCTGGTTCAATTCTTGATGATACAGCGGAACCGAATGAATCTGATGAGATTGACGGTAATCAAGGGGGTGGTTAGTGGTGTCCAAGGTTATAACATTGTCCGAAAAACAGATTAAAGTAATTAATTATCCGTTTGATTATACATTTGATGTCTACGAGGGGACACCTCGATAACGATCAGGGAAAACAACCGCTGCACACTTCCGGTTAGCAAAACATTATCTGAGGACAACTGATACTAACCATCTGGTAGGAGCTTATAACCAGGAACAGGCATTTAGATTATTTATAGACGGAGATGGTACGGGACTCATGCACATATTCCCCCTGGGTTATTTATCCGAATTAAAGAGCGACCGGCACGGGGATCATCTGTTGATCCACACTACAACCGGGATAAAGCGAATCTACTACAAAGGCGGTGCTAAGGCCAATAGTGACGGGCCTATCCGAGGTATGTCATTGGGGAGTGCGGCATTTAGCGAAATTGATTTATTACATTCAAAGTTTATCCAGGAATGTTTCAGGCGGACATTTGCCGCTAAAGACAGGTACCATCTGGCGGACTTGAACCCACCGGCACCTAATCATCCTGTGATTAGTGAAGTCTTTGACATACAAAATACCAGGTGGACACATTGGACCCTGCACGATAATCCAATCATAACGGCAGAACGGAAAGAAGAGATACATGCAACATTAAAGAAAAACAAATACCTACTGGACCGTGATTGGTATGGCAAGCGGGTAATGCCGGAAGGCGTGATTTATTCTATGTTTGATATGGACAAGAATATCCGGCCGGCACTGTTAGGGAAACCCTACGAGATGTATTTTGTTGCAGACGGCGGGCAATCAGACGCCACATCTTGCAGCTGTAATATCATTACATTATACAAGGACAAATTTATACTCAACCGTGTGGCGCATTACTATCATTCGGGTAAAGAAACAGGGCAGACAAAGGCCATGAGTGTTTACGCTGTGGAGATCAAAAAATTTATTAACTGGTGCCTGGAAAAATACGAAATGAGATATACGGACCTGTATGTGGACCCGGCCTG